AGTCATTGCCATGGTACGAGCATTGCTTCCTTTCAATAATCGCTTTGATAAATTGGTGATATGGGCATCACCTCCATGTACAGAATTTTCTTATGCAAGAGCCGACAGAAAGCAGGGACAAACAGCCGAAGACTTTGATATGACACTTATCGAAGCCGCTCGTCAAATCATAGAACACTTTGAACCCGATTATTGGATTCTTGAAAATGTTCAAGGAGCAATTCCAATTATCCATGAAGAATATGAAATGCTTCCAACTCAACAAATAGGTTCAATTATTCTGTGGGGGAAATTTCCTTTGATTGGAATTCGAACACGGGATGAATGGAGTCACAGAAAATTAGATGCAAAAGGGACTCGTGCCTTGCGACCAAACAATAGAGCCATAATTCCTTATCCAGTGAGTCGAGGACTTCTTGAATCTCTGACACAACAGACTACTCTTTTTGATTTTTGAAAAAAAGTCACTGGAAGGTAACTTTGATTTCTAAAGTGGTGTAATTTTGGAACCGTTTCGCCCCAGGTGTGACACGGTTTTAGGTATCAAAAGTAAAGTTGATTTACTTACAACATCATGGTATTACCATTATCAAATAATTTTCTTGGAGGTTGCTGTGCTCTAATTGGTCCAGCAATAATTCCACGACCAACTTCAAAGCGAACCCAATCGGGAACGGCTCCTTTCACAGGGTCAATTGAACCGAAAGCATCATCAAAAGATTGCATGGTCCGTGACGCCGATACAAAGGTTCTCAAATCTCCAGTACCTATCATCTTCTCGGAATCATCACTTGCATAAGGAAGGAAGAAGTCAGCGATTGCATCGCCTCTCAACATAAACTCCGGTCGAATTCCACCATATTTCCACATTGGGAAGATCTGACCCACATTATCGGCTTGAGGTATTACCCTTCCTTGACTCATCAAATTCATTCCTTGTGCAACAGAACGTTCACGCATCATTCCCAAACCATACGATGTATTGTTCGATTTGGTAGATTTAACCTTCAATAAGAATGAAAAAGCGATATTATCCCAAACTGAACCGCCATCTCCATGAATGAACATCGTAAAATAAACAGCAGGGGTATAGAATGAAAAGGTTGGCCCTGCACTTATTTGAGGCGATGGAAATACACGAATGTCTTCCCAATTTTGACCGTTAGCATCACCTAAGAAATTAGCCTTGAACAGTATAGAATTCGACGCCGCCGCCGGTCCTCGGTTGTTTGTGGCTAATGATGGAGCCATATTTGTATAGATAACAGGATAAGGAGTGATAAAGAATTCAATAAACGCCTCAGGGCTGTCTGTTTGAAGTAAAGCATCTTGGAAGATGTCGCAAGCAAGAACCTCATGTCTAAACCCTGCTCGGAGATTAACACGCTTTTGCAGGATAGTTAAATTTCCAGTGGCTACAACTTGGTCTCGTTCAAGAGATTCCCTAATATCTGACACAGGCATTACTTCTTCCCTCCTTTCGCTACTTTACGAGCGGCAGCTGCACAACGCTTGAAACCGTTTTTAGCCCACTTTCCAGATTTGAGTTTATACTTGCTTTCAAGTTCTTTGAAGGCTTTGCCATACTTTGTATGATATGTTGAACGCTTTCGCTTTTTCTTTGTCTTAGTTTGAACACCACTCTCAACAATAGATTCTGACACCATAGCATCAGTTGGTTGAACCTGAGTCAATACTTCACCCTCTTTGATGAAGATTTGAAAAGCAGGGGTTCCTTGAATCAAGTATGCTTGATATGCCGGTATTGCTATCATATCTACAGGGAAGACAGTCTCTTGGTCTCCCAGGATAAAACCGCCAATAGCACCAAGAGTACTCCCAACAATAGTTCCACCAAGAGGAACAACACTACCAAGACGACCGCCAACACCCGCATACTTACGAGCATTAAGGAGTCGTTCCTTAACTCTTTTTTCATCATCCTCATTACCCGACAAAGCACCCTTGACTTCTTCAAGAGGGTCAGTAGTGTAGTAAGTACCATCGTTACGGCGTGGCAAGGTTAACACCTCACAAGTCTTGCTGTTGTGTAAGCATCTCGGTCATGTCGGCTTCATTGAGTTTTACAGGTTCGCCAATAACCATGAGGTCGATTTCAATAGTGGAACCAGCAATTGCACCACAACCAGCTGCACCAATTCCTATGAGTAGGTCTGACACGACATTATAGCCTTCGGGATGAAGGTCGGGTGTTCCAAAGTGCAACCAACTGTTTTGGAGAGTTCCAGCGCCAAGCCCTGTACCATCAGCAATAAGTGAAGTGGTTTGTTCCAAGACACTGATGACATCGGGTGAAGCAATCCCAACATCTTCAATATTTTCATATGCTGTTGTTGTTGCGAATACTTTCAAAGAAGCCGTGTATGCTGTTCCTGCTCCAACCACTGTGTTTTGAAGCATAGGTGCTAATACACCATTAGGCGCCCCAGGGTTTCGGAATTGATAGCGAACCTCTTTGATTGCCATCCCTTCTCTCTTTACAACGTTCACGAAGTCGGATAGGTCAACACGGCCATAAACCAATGCCGTGTCACCCGAACCATTTACTGAAAACTGCAATCTATCTCTTAAAATTAAATCTCGACTTCCTTTAGCCATACATCTTCGATTCGAACACGGTATATGAACCTTCATCATCCAAAAAAAAACGGCAATATGCATGATTCCAGCCTCGGATTAAATCTTCCTTAGGGTGACAAATCTGACACTATCCTTAAACACGCAAAGCGGCTCGTCTGTTGTAATGCGAGCAGGTTATCGGGGTCGATAGGCTATCGCACTACGCACAATTTACACACTATACGCAACTGCGGCTTTCGCCTCCGTCAAAACCGGAGTAGTCATATACATACTACGGGGTCGGTTTGAGTAATGCACAGAAAAGTGATAACATTATGCGACGAGACAATGAAGTTGGCACGCCTCAAACCGAATTTTTCGGAATGGGTACGCGCTCAACTTCTTCTCTTTGATGAACGACGAAAAGAAATGGATGATGTAGCCTTCAAACAATGGAAGGAAACAGGGGAATGGCCGGAGTGGTACAATTGAATATCTTCATTGATTTATTTAGTGGTCTTGGTGGAGCTGCACGAGCCTTCGATGAAGACCCAGAATGGACTACTATCAAAATTGACAACAACCCCGCACTTCTTGAACACAACCGAGGACTTCACATCATGGATATTTCTGACACCGACGAAGTCATTGCCATGGTACGAGCATTGCTTCCTTTCAATAATCGCTTTGATAAATTGGTGATATGGGCATCACCTCCATGTACAGAATTTTCTTATGCAAG